AAATGAATGACAGAGCAATTTGGTTCAGTATAATTGGACTAGCTATTGTAATGGGGGCTTTAGAATTAAGTCACATTCAAACGCATATGACAGAGAAACGACCAAATTATCATTTACATAAAGTAGTTCGTTAAGCGACATGGGAGGTGCAATGCCTCCCTCTACATTTGGTATTAGCCCTCTACGGAGGACACCTAATGCCGTCATGACGGTGGGATAGACCACAAATCTCAATGAGTCCAATTAAGACTCGTACAATTCTAGATCTAGAGACGATACATATAACCCTATAAAATAATGGCACAACAGTCAACAAACAATCCTAGCTCACAAACCTTTCTGGGTAGGATTAATGGAGCAACTAACGCTACAAATAACAGAGATTTGTATTTAAAGTTGTTCTCAGGTGAGATGTTTACTGGCTTCCAAAGAGAGACAATCGCAAGAGATCTCGTTATGAAGCGTACACTCACAAACGGAAAGAGTCTACAGTTCATCTATACTGGACGTACAAGTGCGGAATACCACACTCCAGGAAACAGTATATTAGGAAACTCTGACAAAACTCCACCTGTAGCAGAAAAAACAATTACAGTCGATGACCTATTAATCAGCTCGGCTTTTGTATATGAGCTAGATGAAACACTAGCACACTATGAGTTGAGAGGCGAAATTTCCAAGAAGATTGGATATGCTCTTGCTCAAAAGTATGATAGATTAATTTTCAGAGCTATTGCTAAAGGTGCTAGACAGGCATCTCCAGTATCCCTCAGTGGATTCGTAGAGCCTGGCGGTACACAAATTCAAGTCGGTGGCGGTTCAAACGCTGACGATGCCCTAGACTCAACACACTTAATTAACGCTTTCTATAATGCTGCAGCAGCTTTAGACGAAAAAGGTGTAAGTGATGAGGGTCGGGTTGCCGTACTTAACCCAAGACAGTACTACAAACTTATCCAAAACATTGAATCAAACGGTTTAATCAACCGCAATGAGAGAGGAGACGCATTACAGTCTGGTAACGGCATCATTGAAATTGCAGGTATCACAATCTACAAATCAATGAACACACCATTCTTCTCTAAGTATGGTACAAAGTATGCACCTTCAAGTGGTGCTTCAGCTGCAACTGACCTAGACACAGTAGATCCTGGAAATACAGGTTCATTCGTATCTGAGTCAATCGAAACAGCTACAACAGTTACAGGTAACAACTATGGCCCACGCCAGAACTACGGTGCTGCCTCTAACTTTGCAAACACATGTGGACTTATCTTCCAAAGAGAAGCTGCAGGTGTTGTAGAAACAATAGGGCCACAGGTTCAAGTAACTTCTGGTGATGTTTCTGTTGTTTACCAAGGCGATGTCATCCTAGGAAGACTAGCTATGGGAGCAGATTATGTGAACCCAGCAGCTTGTGTAGAATTGTTCGCAGGAACAACTACAAAGCCAGCAGCTTTCTCATAAGTTTTTATTCTATATGGGGGCTCAGTCCCCCTTTTTTATTATGGCAGTAATACCTTACGGAGTGTCTACCGAACTAGATGCTGTAAACTCAATCCTGATGAGCGTTGGAGAAACCCCAGTTAATACATTAACAGTGCAAAGCCCCGAAGTGGCTATAGCACAAAAGACTCTAAGGCAAATCTGCCGTGAGGTACAAGCTGAGGGATGGTCATACAACACAGAGAATGAGTATCCTATCGACACCGATACTAATAATCAAGTTATAGTTCCAAACAATGTTTTACAAATGGATCTAAATATCTTTCAACATGGTAAAGATTATAACGTGGTTAGACGTAGTGATAACGGTATATCCAAAGTGTATGATAAAAAAAACCATACATTTACTTTTGAAAATTGTGATAAATTATTTTTTGATATGATATGGATGATAGATTTTGAAGATCTACCACAACCATTCAAAGATTATATAACCGCTAGGGCTGCTAGAATCGCCTCTAACCGTATGGTAAACAATCCACAGTCAGCTAAGTTACTTGAAGCTGATGAAGCCTTTGCAAGGGCTATAGCGTTGGAGTATGATGCCAAGCAAGCCGATCATAATATCTTTAGTGATTTCAATTATTACCAAGATGCAAACACCACATACAGACCATTTAAAGTATTAAGAAGAATGTAATGGCAACAGTAAATCAACGTATCCCAAACTTTCTAGGGGGTGTATCTCAACAACCAGATAAAATAAAATTTCCAGGACAGTTAAGGGTATGTGATAATGCCGTCCCAGACATAACATTTGGTCTTAAGAAACGTCCTCCTGCAGAGTTTGTAGGAACTTTATCTAATGCTAATACCTCTGGTCATTGGTATGAGATATTAAGAGATGGAGATGAAAAATATATTGTACAAATAACACCATCTAACAGTGGTGCTATGCCTATAAGAGTATGGGATTTAGCAGATGGTACTGAAAAATCTCTGACAAATTCAAACGGAGATTCTATATTTAGTTATTTAGCAGGAGCTACAGCACCATATTCTGTAACTACAATTCAAGACTATACACTTATAGCTAACCCAAATAAGACTGTAGCTGAGTCTAGTGGCACTACAGCTGCCCCTATTTTAAATGGAGATTATTCATATGCAAGGCTTGATACTGTTGCTTATAATACTGAATACATTTTGTATAGCGGTACTGCACCCACCCCTCAAACTTTTTATAGAGTCACTTCTGTTAAAGTAGACAGACTTGATGGTAGCAGTGAGATTGGCCCTACATGGGATTCGACTGACACAGATCAATCTAAGTCTGGTACATTAACTTGGTCATTTAGTGGTGGTGCTAACGTAAGTGGTGCTCAGTCTGATACTGAAAATATTGAAGGTAGTTTATCAGTTAATGGCACAAGTTATATTGATTCAAACACTGCAAACTATCAAAATAATAATACAAATACTAGAGACGATTTTTTAGGATATACACAAAACTACAAGACAAGATATACTGCAACTGTAACATTGACAGACGGTGGATTAATTAAAAATACAAGTAAGAGTAATGCAGAAGGTAGATCTATTACAGTTAGTATTGAAGGTATAAACTATCGTATATCAGTTGAAGCTGTAGAACCTGTTACTACATATGAAGGTGTGTCGGGTATAGCTTTTTTTAAAACACCAAAGAATCCAGATAACGGTAGTATATCTATGCTATCTATTCTTAATGGATTAAAAACTGCAGTTAACAGTAGTTTAGCTAACGTAACAGCTGAAGTTATAGGTAGTGGTTTGTTTTTAAATGGTACTGCTGCAGATGGTGTAAACTTTCTTGGTGGTGCTGTAAACGAAAACATGAGTGTAATAGGTCAGAAAGCACAAGATATTAGTAGACTACCAGCTATGAACAAACATGGTTATGTAGCTCAGATATCAAACACTGCTGACTTAGATACCGATGATTACTATGTAAAATTTGTAGCTGATAATGGTACTTCTGGAGCTGGTTCTTATGAAGAAACTGTACGTCCTCACAATTTTGCTGGTACGTCTGCAGCTGATGCAATGAAAGCTGGATTTGATCCTGCAACAATGCCACACGCATTAATAAATAATCGTAATGGTACATTTACTTTTGCTAAATTAGATTTATCTTTTGGTACTGCACAAGGTAATCAAAACTATTGGAAAGATAGGCAAGTTGGAGATAACGAATCAAACCCATTCCCAACAATTCTTGATAGACAAATAACTGAAATGTTTTTTCACAGAAACAGATTAGGTTTGATTGCTGAAGAACAAGTTGTAATGAGTAAGCCTGGACAATATTTTGATTTGTTTATAGTATCAGCTATAGCAGCTAGTGATGATAATGCTATAGACATAACTGTATCAGATATAAAACCTGCATTTATTAATCACACACTACCTATAAATAAAGGTGTGATGATGTTTAGTGATAATGGTCAATTTTTACTATTTACTGAGTCAGATATATTTAGTCCTAAAACTGTTAGATTGAAGAAGATAGCTAGTTATGAATGTGATGCTAGTATACAACCTGTAGATTTAGGTACTTCTGTTTTATTTACATCTAATGTATCTGCATATGCTAGAGCATTTGAAGCTACAGTTGTAGATGATGATACACCTCCTAAAATTGTAGAACAAACTAGAGTTGTACCAGAGTTTTTACCTAAAGATATTACAAAATCTACTAACTCTGCATCTATTGGTATAACAACCTATGGTAAAAAAGGTGATAGTACAGTATATCACTACAAATACTATGATGCTGGTAATACGAGAGAACAGTCTGCATGGTATAGCTGGACACTTACAGGAACTATGCAACACATGTTATATACAGGTGGTAGTTTTTTTAGTGTAACTTTACATGATAGTAATTATAAACTTTGTAGATATGAGTATGTTGCAGATGCTGACGCTACTAGAGCATATGTATTAGGTGGTACATCATCTGATGTTGGTTCAGCACTTAAAACTGCAAGACAGTTTGAGGCACATTTAGATAACATGACAATAGCTACAAACGTAGCTGGTTCAGCTCAAACAACTACAGCTCCAGAAAAAACTGTACTTACAATACCATATACACCCGCAAACACTACAGATTTATTTATGGTAGGTTTGTCTGGTAATGACAGTGATGGTAATTCTATTGTTGGTACTGTAAGGGCAGCTGACGCTGTAGGAACTAACAGTGTTACCTTTAATAATATAAACTTACATAGTGCAGCTAAGGTAGCTGTAGGTTACAAATATACAAGCACTATAGAACTACCAACATACTACATTAACCTAGGTAATAATGCGTATGATACAGATGGTGACTTACGTATATCAGGTATTAACTTTGAAATGGGTGTAGGTGGCCCTATGGAGTTTCATCTAACATCACCATTTACTTACATAGATTCTAGTGGTAATAGCACAAAGGACATTGACGATTATGTACAATTTGAGTCTGGTATTCTATCTAATTCTAGTGTATTTGATAAGCCTCCTGCAGACTTAGCTAAAAGTGTTAGAGTACCAGTGCAAAGAAAGAATGAGAAATATACATTACAAATACAAATACCAGACCCTTTTTCTACTGCCTTAATCTCAGCAAGCTGGGATGGCATTTACAACCCAAGACGACATGTACGTAGGTAAGTATATTCAGCCTTGCACTCCAGAGTTAGCTTTGGAGGTAGGGCTGAACTTACGTTTTGAAGATAAACGTGAGGCAGAACAAACAACAGGATTGCATGCACCCGCAGCGGTATTGCAAGCACATCTCAACTCTACATATTCTGTGTTTTTTAAGGTTCCCAACGGCAAGACTGCTGGAGTGGCAGGAGTAACCTCTTCACATGCAATATGGATGTTATGTACTGATGCTAGTACAGAGTATCCACATACATTTGTAAAAGAGGCTAAACGCTGGATAGCCAGCCTATCTAATCCTTATTTACACAACTATGCAGACATGCGTAATGAGCAACACATCAAATTGCTCAAACTGCTAAAGTTTAATTTTCTAAATTACACAGTATACAACAATGTACCCTTAATAGAGTTTTATAAATTATGTGTACCCCAGCATTAGCTTTGGCGGGTATCGGTGGTGTCGGCACTGCAGTTGCAGATCGCCAAGCAAAAATGGCACAGTACCGAGCCCAGAAAGCAGCTACAGATAGGTCAAACTATATGGCAAAGCAGGACTATCTTAACAAGATACAGATTTCTGCTTTTAAAGATCAACAAAAACAAGACTTATTTAAAGCACAATTAGAAGCCCAAGCTGCATCCGTCACAGCGATGGAAAGGCAGAAGGATATTAACCAATTAGAACAATCAAGAGCTTCAACAGCTAACCAACTAAAATTACAAGAAAAAGTTGCAGAGGCTGCATTTGAAGGACAACAAAAATTAGCAGAATCTATACGAGCACAAGGTACAATGTTAGCTAGTGGTATGTCAGCAGGACAATCTACTATGTTAACCCTAACTGACCAAGAACGTCAATTAGGTCAAGAACAGGCTGCAGTAAATGCAAGTTTATTTAATGCAAGGCAGTCGTTTGGCTTACAAGAATACAACACACTTCTTAGTCAGTACGCTGCAGATTCTCAAGCATATAACAGTGTCGTAGCTGCACCTATGGCTCCTGTTGCTGAGTTTAAGACTGTCAGACCAATCAAGATGGCAGCACCCGAAAAACCAAGCATGTTAGGGTCGATTATGACAGGCTTTAGTGCAGCAGTAAAAACTGGATCAGGCATTGGTCATTCTAATCCAGATCTACCTTGGTGGAGTACTCAAAAATAATGGCAAAAGGATTTCGTAGACAAGGTGAGTGGCAAGTTGGATTTACTCAACGAAAAATTGCTGACATCACTAAGAAAAAATTACAAGAAGCAAAACTACTTGAGGCATCTCAAAAAGAAGAGGTCAAGAAAAGAGTTGCAAATGCAAACGAACAAGCACAAGAAGAACAACGTCAAACAAATAATATCATTAGAGTATCTAATTATGAAGCACAATTAGC